AAAAGAAATCTTTAAAGGAGATTATAGCTGATGAATACAAAAAGTGTGCGGTAGACCCGATTCACTTTATGAAAAAATATTGTATGATTCAACATCCGGTGAGAGGTAAAATACCTTTTCATCTTTTTCCATTTCAGGAAAAAACTTTAACTGAATTTGCTGGCAATCGTTTTAATATAGTATTAAAATCACGTCAAACTGGTATCTCAACCCTATCAGCTGGATACGCACTTTGGAGAATGTTATTCAATTCGGACTTTAACGTATTGGTTATTGCAACTAAACAAGATGTAGCAAAGAACTTAGTAACTAAAGTAAGAGTAATGCATGAATTACTTCCTTCTTGGTTAAAAGGTGGTTCTTTGGAAGATAATAAACTTTCACTTAAATTACAAAATGGTTCTCAAATTAAAGCTATTGCATCATCTCCTGATGCTGGACGTTCTGAAGCATTATCACTTCTAATATTTGATGAGGCCGCCTTCATTGGTGATATTGATGAAATTTGGACATCTGCACAATCAACACTTTCAACGGGTGGTAGCTGTATAGCCCTTTCTACTCCAAATGGAGTGGGTAACTGGTTTCACAAAACTTGGTTATCGGCTGAAGAAAGTACCAATCCATTTAATACAATCAGATTACATTGGACTGTACACCCAGAAAGAGGTGAGGAATGGAGAGCTGAACAAGAGAAATTATTAGGAGCAAAGAAAGCAGCACAAGAATGTGATTGTGACTTCGTATCTTCTGGTGATACTGTAATAGACCCAGAATTATTAATGTTCTATAAAGAATCATATTGTCAAGACCCATTAGAAAAGACTGGATTTGATGGTAACCTTTGGAGATGGGAATACCCAGCACCAGGTGGTTCTTATATGGTAATTGCCGATGTGGCTAGAGGAGATGGTTCGGATTATTCAGCAGCACATGTTATGGAAATCAATACTTGTACACAAGTAGCAGAATATAAAGGAAAGGTTGATACAAAAGACTTTGGAAATTTCTTAGTTGAATTATCTACACAATATAATGATGCATTGCTTGTAATAGAGAACGCAAACATTGGTTGGGCAGCTATTCAACAAGTAATAGATAGACAGTACAAAAACTTATTCTATATGAGTAAGGATTTAAAATATGTAGATGTTGAAAATCAAATGAGAAATAAATATCGGGCAGATGAAAGGCAAATGGTAGCTGGATTCTCTACAACTTCTAAGACTAGACCATTAATTGTATCTAAGTTGGATGAATACTTTAGAGAAAAATCAGTTACAGTTCGTTCTAATCGTTTGATAGATGAATTGTTTACATTTATATTTATGAATGGTAGAGCTGAAGCTATGAAGGGTTATAACGATGACTTGGTAATGGCGTTTTGTATTGGATTGTGGGTTAGGGATACTGCACTTCGTTTGAGACAAGAAGGTATCGACCTTACAAAAAGAGCAATAGGTGGTATTTCATCAAACATGCAACATGATGGGGTGTATGGTGGTAGTAGTATGGACGATAATCCTTGGAAAATGAAAATAGGTGATGAATATGAAGATTTATCTCAATGGTTATAAAATAGTAGTGTTTTGATAAAAAACAATATTTATGGTATATGCCAAAATAAAAAAAGGAACTTAAATGATTAAATTACAAAATATTCTAAAAGAAGATGAGTATGTAGACCAAGCCTATAAAGCTGGTGATACTCCAATCGATAATCCAATTGATGATTACGATGAATTGGATGTTGAGCAAGAAGATATGGATGATTTTATAGCATATCTTAAATCTTACTCAAACGAACTAACAGAAGCTAATTGCCCTTGTGTATTCGAAGCAGAATATCAGGGTAGAGAAGTGAAGTTGGGTAAACCAATGCAGGGTGATGTTAAGAAGTTTAAGGTATATGTAAAGAATCCTAAGACTGGTAAAATCATTAAAGTAAACTTCGGACAAAAAGGAATGAAAATTAGAAAATCAAATCCTGCTGCTAGAAAATCATTTAGAGCAAGAATGAATTGTGATAATCCTGGTCCAAGAACAAAGGCAAACTATTGGAGTTGCCGCAAATGGTAAAATAAATTATGGCAGAAGAACAACAAACAGACGATAGAAGTTTCTTTGGTAGACTTAAAAAATTATTTTCAACCAATGCAATTGTAACGGTTGATAAAGATGGTAAGAGAAAAGTTGTAGATACTGAAGACCGTCAATACAATACAAACTTTGTAAACCTTAGAGATAGGTACACTAAATTACAAAGGTCTTATTATGAAACTAGTCAAGGTGCGCAATCAATGGCATATCATCAAGTTCGTAGAGAACTTTTTAGAGATTATGATGCTATGGATAGTGACCCAATAATATCATCGGCATTAGATATATATGCGGATGAGAGTACAACTAAGAACGAATATGGTGATGTACTTCAAATTAAATCCACAAATGAGAACGTAAGAGAATTACTTCATAATTTATTCTATGATATAATGAACATAGAATTTAATTTATGGCCTTGGGTTAGAAACTTAGTAAAATATGGAGATGCTTTTTTAGCATTAGAAATTGCAGAAGGTAAAGGTATTATTAATTGTATGCCACACTCAATTTACAATGTTGAGAGATTGGAAGGTACTGACCCTAACAACCAAAACTACGTTAAGTATAAGGTAGAGTTGGACCGTTTTGGTAAAAAGGAGTATGAGCAATATGAAATGGCTCACTTCCGTATGTTATCAGATACAAACTTTCTACCTTATGGTAAATCAATGGTAGAGGGTGCACGAAGAATTTGGAAACAATTATCACTTATGGAAGATGCGATGTTAATCCATCGTATTATGAGAGCACCTGAAAAAAGAATATTCAAAATTGATATTGGTAATATTCCACCGGTGGAAGTTGATAACTATATGCAAAAAATTATTAACAAAATGAAGAAAACTCCATTTGTTAATAAAGAAACTGGTGATTACAACTTAAAATACAACATTCAAAACCTTACTGAAGATTTCTTCTTACCTGTGCGTGGTAGTGATAGTGGTACAAATATTGAAAACCTACAAGGTTTAGAATATGCGGCTATTGAAGATATTGAATATCTAAGAGGTAAATTATTTGCAGCATTAAGAGTACCAAAGGCTTACTTATCGTATGATGAGAACGTAAATGGTAAAGCAACTCTAGCAGCAGAAGATGTTCGTTTCGCAAGAACTATTGAAAGAATACAAAGAACAGTTGTTAGTGAATTAACTAAAATAGCAATTGTACACTTAGCATCTCAAGGTATCGAAGATTCTGAAATGACAAACTTTGAATTAACTCTTACTAACGCTTCTACAATCTATGAGCAAGAAAAGGTTAATTTATGGAGTGAGAAGGTAAGATTAGCATCTGATGCAAAAGCACTTAATATGTTATCATCCGATTGGTCATACCATAATATATTTGGATTATCACAGGATGAAGTTGATATTGAAAGAGCAAAAGTAATCTTAGACCTTAAGGATAGATTCAGACACACTTCAATTGAACAACAAGGACAAGACCCGGCAAATCCACCACAACAACAAAATGTGGAGGAGGAAATTGGTAAACTTAAAACCGAAATTGAATTAAATAGAGGAGTTGGAAGACCAAAAGAAGGAAACACTTATGGTAAAGATAAGCATCCGTATGGTAGAGACCCATTGGGAGATGCTGAAAATCATAAAGAGAGAAAGAGAGATGATAGACACTTAAATGCAAACGCAAAAAAGCTTGCAAGAGAATATATAAACGGAATTTCATCAAAAAAGAAGGTTTTAAACGAAAAATCTGATATGTTAGATGAAAAAAACCTATTAGATGACACTAAAATTTAATAAAGAAAAATTTGTTTATATTTATATGTGTTAGTTTATAGGGTAGATTAAATATAGGGTAATTAAATGAAAAAAATTAAACATTCCAAGTTTAAGAACACTGGAGTGTTATTTGAGCTTTTAGTAAGGCAAATAACATTGGAAGTTCTTAATGGCGATAAGAAAGAAACCGCTAAAACAATCGTAAGAGAGTTCTTCGCTCCCAATACAGAGTTAAATAAAGAGTTACGTCTTTATGATATACTATTAAAGGAGAAGTATAGTTCCGAAACAAAAGCGGATAGATTGGTAGAGACTGTGTGTGATGCACATGCTAAATTAAACCAATCTGCATTATCAAAAGAGAAATTTAATCTTATAAAAGAAGTTTCGGCTAAGTTTGATATAGAACAATTCTTATCATCACCTATAACTAATTATAAAGTTTTAGCTTCTATATATAAAGTATTTGAATCTAAAAGAGAATCAAATTATGATATTAAAGATATTTTTAATTCTAAAATTACTTTAATTGAGAATATTACATCTAAGCCCTCACAAAAACTTCAACCAACTGAAGATAAAAAGTTGATTGAAACCTATAAACAACAAGACAAAGACCTTAGATTACTAACCTACAAAATCTTAGTAGAAACTTTTAATAAAAAATATACAAATTTAGATGATTCTCAAAAGAATTTATTAAAAGAGTATATTAATAATATTACCAATACTACAAAATTCAAAGATTATGTTTCGGTTGAACTTCCAAAGATTGTAGCTGAACTAAAAACAATCAAATCAAAAGTGGAAGATAAAGTTACTACTATTAAACTATCTGAAACCATTTCTGTTTTAGAAAAAATGAAAATGGGTAAAACTGTATCCGATTCTCAAGTTTCATCAATTATGCTTTCTTATGAGCTAATTAAAGAACTTAAATCTAAACTAAAATAATGGAAGCTAGATTAAAAGAGGCTATTAGGAAATACGTTAGAGAGCGTAATATGAAAAAGACATTGGATGAAATGTCTGTAACTGGTGGTGTAGCAGGATATGATACACCAGCTGCATTTGCAAAGCCTGGTCAAACTAAAAAGAAAAACAATAGATTAGCTAGTGTAACTGGTGGTACTGTTGTAGATGATTTAGAAGAAGCAAAAATATTAAATCTAAAACAAGAAAAAGAAAAACCAACCGCAGCTAAAAAAGAGCCAGGTGTAGAAATTGCAGATGTTAGTGGTATGATTATGGCTGAAAATCGTTGGTTAGAACTTAAAAGAGAAGAATCTTCACCAAAAGCAAAAGTTGGTAAAGGTGTTTCTAATATACAAAAACAACTATCTGAAATAGAGAAGTTTGTTAATTGGTATTCTAAAATTAAGACAGAAAACGGACTTAAGAAAGAAGATTATTGGAAAAGAACAAACGCATCCCTATATAAAATCAGAGAAAGGTTAATGGGAATAACTGAAAAATTAAGAACTTTATAATGCCAGCAGTATCTAAAGCACAACAACGATTTATGGGAATGGTTCACGCAGCTCAAAAGGGTGATATGAAAAATCCATCACCTGAAATAGAAAAAGCAGCAGATTCAATATCCGATAAAGATGCTAAAGATTTTGCATCAACATCACATAAAGGTTTACCAAATAAAAAAGAAAATATGATAACTAGAAATAGATTAAAGGAAATCGTTAAAGAAGTAATGGTAGAGGAAGCAGAATACCAAACATTCTTTAAAAAGGCTTTAGAAAAAGCTGGAAAAGGTATCAACGATATGGATGATGCTGAAAAGAAAGCATTCTTTAACAAAGTTGATACTGCTTGGAATGGCAAGGGTGAGAAAAACGAAGAACTAACTGGTGGTCAGCATAAATTAGATGCTGATAAGGATGGTGATATCGAAGGAGATGATTTAGCAGATTTAAGAGCATCTAAAAACGAAGATATTGCAACTGAATTACCAAAAGCAACAATACCATCTGCTGTTAGACAAAGATTGGGAATGGCTATTGATAAAATTAAAGATGCTAAACTAAGTAATATTCAAAAATTACAATTAGTGGCACAGGTTGTAGATGCATTGGGTGTAGATAAAACACAATTAGGTACAATAGCTACTAGAATTAGAAGCAAAATGGAATCTAAAAAATAAGAATATAGAATGAAATCACTCTTAATAGAAACAAACCTATTTGAAGGTAAGGTAAAAGAAGATGAAGGTGGGAGAACCTTAGTAAAAGGAGTTCTACAAAGAGCATCTGCTGAAAACCAAAATGGTAGAGTATATCCTAGAGAAATCTTAATGAGAGAAGCTAAGAAATACGAAGTACTAATTAAAGAACGTAGAGCATTAGGTGAATTAGACCACCCTGACTCGACTGTAATTAATTTAAAGAACGTATCTCATAACGTAAGAGAAATCCATTGGGAAGGGGATGATTTGTGTGGTACAGTAGAAATTCTACCAACTCCATCTGGTAACATCTTAAAAGAATTATTAAAAGCTGGAATCCTATTAGGTATCTCATCAAGAGGTATGGGTTCGGTAACTAATATTGGAGAAGGTAAAGTAAAGGTACAGGATGACTTTGAATTGATTGGTTGGGATT